GGTCGGGCCGGCCATCTTCATCGGGTTCGCCGAGCCGGGGGACGTGTACGAGTGCCGGGCCTACGGGTGCGGGTGCGGGTGGGTGTACGAGTACGAGCCCGGGGAGCCCATGGGCGCCCCCTGGCCGACCCCGCTCATCCAGGTGACCGCGTTCTCCGAGGACCAGACCGCCAACATCTACGACGCGCTCAAGCCGATGATCACCCAGGGGCCGCTGGGCGAGGTGATCCCCAAGGTCGGCGAGGAGTTCACCCGCCTGCCCGGTGGTGGGGAGATCGTCGCCGTCACCAGCTCCGCCCAGTCCCGCCTCGGCAACAGGGTCACGTTCGTCGCCCAGGACGAGACCGGCCTGTGGCTGGAGTCCAACAAGATGGTCAAGGTCGCCGAAACCCAGCGCCGCGGCCTGGCCGGCATGGGCGGCCGGGCGGCGGAGACCACCAACCCCTGGGACCCGTCCGAGAATTCGGTGGCTCAGCGCACGTTCGAGTCCAAGGCCAAGGACGTCAACCGCGACTTCCTCCAGGCCCCCAAGACGTGGGGCTTCGAGACCAAGCGCGAACGCAAACGCATCTACCAGGTCGTCTACGGCGACTCCTGGTGGGTGGACCACGACGTCATCGACGCCGAGGCCGCCGAACTCGCGGAGAAGGACCCGGGGCAGGCTGAACGGTTCTTCGGTAACCGGATCATGGCCGGGATGGGCTCCTGGCTCAAGACCGCGAAGTGGGCCTCTCGCGCGGCCCCGCGCCGGGTGCGCCCGTACACCCGGATCGTGCTCGGCTTCGACGGCTCGGATGTGGACGACTGGACGGCGATCCGCGCCGAGACCATGGACGGGTACCAGTTCACGCCCGTGTACGGCCCCGACGACCAGCCGACCATCTGGAACCCGGCCGACTACGGCGGGCAGGTGCCGCGCGCCGAGGTCAACGCGGCCGTGGGCGAGATCATGCGCCGTTACGACGTGGTGCGCCTGTACGCGGACCCCCCGTATTGGGAGTCCGAAGTCGACGGATGGGTGGACGCCTACGGCGAGGAGCGGGTGATCCGCTGGCATACCCGCAGGGTGGTCCAGATGCACGCCGCGTGCGAGCGCCTGCGCACCGACGTCACCAAGTCCGACTCCTCGTTCACCCACGACGGGTGCGAGATCACCGAGTCGCACATCGCCAACACCCGCATGGCCGCCCGACCAGCGGACCGGTACGTGCTCCGCAAGGCCAGCCCGGCGCAGAAGATCGACGCCACCATCCCCAGCGTGCTCGCTCACGAGGCGCTGGGCGATGTCACCGCCGCCGGACTGGCGGTCAAGAAGGTCACCTACTTCTACAGCTCATGAGGGGAGGCCCGTGTGGCCACCATGGCCCAGGCGCTGAACCTGGTCGACGCCCTGGAGTCGGAGCTGATCCGGCGCCGCGGCGAGATGGACCGCAACGAGGACTGCTACCGGGGCAACCAGCCTCTGAGGTTCGCCTCGGATGAGTTCCGCAAGTTCCACGGGGAGAGGTACCGCGACTTCTCCGACAACTGGGTGCAACCCGTGGCGGACGCCCCGGTGGAACGCCTCACCGTGCGGGGGTTCCGCATCCCGGGGGAGGAGTCGGCCGACGCCGAGTTCTGGCGGGTCTGGCAGGAGAACGGCCTGGACGCCGACTCCCAGCTCGGGTTCCTGTCCGCGGGGATCAACGCCCGGTCCTTCATGCTGGTGTGGGGCAACCCCGACGACGAGGAAAACCCAGAGGTGACCTTCGAGGACGCCTCTCAGTGCATCGTCGTCTACGAGCCCGGATCCCGCCGTAAGCGCCGGGCGGCGCTGAAGCGCTGGCAGGACGGGGCCAAGGAGTTCGCGACCCTGTACCTGCCCCGCGAGGTGTGGAAGTTCGCCCGCCCGCTCCAGCGCCAGGAGAAGTCCCCGCAGCTCGTCTACGTGGACGAGGAGATGCGCTCCTGGGCGCCCCGCGAGTCGGACACCGAGCCCAACCCGCAGCCCAACCCCATGGGCGTGGTGCCGATGGTGGAGCTGCCGAACAAGCCCATGCTGGTGTCCGAACCCATCTCGGACGTGTCCGGGGTCGTGGCCATGCAGGACTCGATCAACCTGCTGTGGGCGTACCTGTTCACCGCGAGCGACTACGCCAGCTTCCCGCAGCGGGTCATCATCGGCGCCGAGGTCCCCAAGGTCCCGGTGCTCAACTCCGCCGGCCAGGTCGTCGGGTCCAAGCCGGTGGACCTGGGCAAGTTCGCCGTCGACCGGGTGCTGTTCCTGGAAGGCCGCGCCGGGGAGACGAAGATCGCCGAGTGGCAGGCCGCGAACCTGGGCGCCTACACCGACGTCATCGAGGTCGCCGTCGGGCACATCGCCGCCCAGACCCGCACCCCCCAGCACTACCTGGTCGGCCGCATGGCCAACCTCTCAGGAGACGCGCTGCTCGCCGCGGAGACCGGCCTGGTGAAGAAGGCCGAGGAGAAGCACACCTGGTACGGGCAGGGGCTGCGCGAGGGCGCGTCCCTGATCGCCCTGGCCCAGGGCAACGAAGCCAAGGCACGCGCGATCCGGTCCGGGTCGGTGATGTGGGCCGATGTAGAGTCGCGCTCCCACGCCCAGATGGCCGACGCCCTGGTCAAGCTCAAGAGCATCGGGTTCCCGTTCGAGTGGATCGCGTTGCGGTACGGGCTCACCCCCACCGAGGTCGCCGACGTCATCGCGATGCGCCAACGCGAGTCCGACATGGACCCCGTCCAGGCCATCGCCCACGAGCTGGGCCGCGGCGGACCGCCCCGCGCACTCGAACCCGCCGACGCTGACGTTGAGGAGGAAGAGGCTCCGGCCGAGGTGACGCCGTGAGCCCGCCCCCAGTGGCCGTCGCCCACAAGGCCGACACGGTCCGACTCGCCACCGCAGCCGCCCGCGGCGTGCGTGCCGAGTGGGCCCAGGTCGAACCCGAGCGGATCCGCGACACCTGGCAGGCACGCCTGCCCCGCGTCCTGGCCCTGGTCGTCGGAGCGCAGAGGGCTGCCGCCGGGCTGTCCGAACCGTACCTGCGCCGGGTCCTGGGCCTGGGCGACGCCCCACTCGCCGAGCTGGACCCGGCCGCCCTGTCCGGCATCGCCTCGGACGGCAGGCCGCTGGAGACCCTGCTCGCCCAGCCGATGATCACCGCCCTGACCTACCTGACCACCGGCCGGGCGGTCGGCGACGCCATGGCCGCCGGGCTCGCCATGCTCGAACTCATCGTCGGCACCCAGGTGCACGACGCCGCCCGCATGGCCGACCTGATCGGCATCACCACCCGCCCGGGTGTGGCCTACACGCGGGTGGTGACCCTGCCCGCGTGCGCCCGGTGCATCGTCCTAGCCGGACAGACCTACGCCTTCAGCGAGGGGTTCGAGCGGCACCCGAACTGCGACTGCGGGATCGTGCCGATCCGCTCCGGCGAGAACGTCCCCTGGTCGTCTCCGCGCGAGCTGTTCGACGCCATGTCCCCGGCCGAGCGGATCCGCCGGTTCGGTGCCGGAGCGGCCGAAGCGATCAGGGACGGTGCGGACATCGGCCAGGTCGTCAACGCCCGACGCGGCATGACCACGGCCGCCGGCCGCCTCCTCACCCGGGAGGGTACGACCCGCCGCGGCTACGCCGGGGCCCGGATGGTCGCTGCCTCAGGGTCGGCCCGCGTCCCCGGGGAGCGGCACGCCCGCGCCCGCGTGCTCCGCCCCATGCCCGAGCAGATCATCGCCGAAGCCCCGAGCCGAGAGGCCGCCATCGAGGGGCTCCGCCGGTACGGCTACCTCACCTGATCCGTCCGGGCGCAACGCCTGGACCCGACCCGCAACGGGAGCACCACCATGAGCGAGACGCTCGACTTCGACCTGCCCGTCCACCCTTCCACCGGCCTCACCGCGCTCGCCGTCATCGGCGGTCGCCCTGTGTGGCCCGTCCTGGGCGGCGCCCCCGACGCGGAGGACGCCCACGAGGACGAGAACGAGGACGACACCGACGGCTCCGACGAGGACACCGACACGGAGGGCACCGACGACGGCACGGCCTCCAGCG